AATGATCTGCATAATATTCCCATTTTCGATGTAATATAGCAGCTTGGCGCCCAGTTAAAGGCATATGTTTTTGCAAATCAAATTCTTTTGCAAATTTATTCATGTTGTTACAAAGAAAGAAATCATCACTTCGCGAATTACGATCCCACTTTGTATCTTTAAAAATTTTAGGGTAATCTGTTTGTCTGCTTGGTCCAATTGTCATAACTAATTCCACGCTAAATATTCATTAATACGATAACCAGTAGTTCCCCACTGATATGCTTGAACATACTTATACTTACGATACAACGCCCGTAATTGTTTTCTGCGGTCTCTGCTATTACCACTTAGCACGAAATGACTTGGGCTAAGCGTGACAAGCGATACATTCTCCTGCTGCGTTTGATTTGATTCCATTAGTAGTCCTGATATAATATAACGACTTAATACCCTCATCCTGAAATGCCATTTGATGAATCTGTGAGATATAAGCTTCACTCTCATCGGCACTAAAGAAAAGGTTAATAGATTGAGCCTGATCAATATATCTTTGACGAGCAGATGCAAGTCTAATAATTGCTTCAGGTGAAATTTCAAATGCTGTTTTAAACACAGCCTTTTCTTCATCAGTTAGATAATCTTCATTCTGAACTGAACCATTATCATCTACAATACGCTTCATTGCAGCTGTTACATCTTCACCGTGCGACTTAATGATTTCTCTAAGCTTAGGTGAAGATCTAAACATTTTGCCACCAGCGGTGTTTTGTACAAATGCATTCTTGTAGATCGGTTCAATACCTTGTGACATACCTCCTGCAAATAATGCCGATGATAAGTTAGGTGCAATAGCTATTAAATGTGTATTACGCATTCCATGACCGCGACACCATTCAGGTTCACCCCATTCACGAGCCATCCATCTTGATGCATCTCGCGCTTTGTCATACAAGTGATAGAACATTGATTGACTGAGATTGTGAGCTTCAAATGAATCAAATGGTAGCATCTTTTCTTGTAAGTAACTGTGGAAGCCTAGCATGCCTAAACCTAATGCTCTAGATTTTTCAGAGAACCTTACAATACGCTCCATACCTTTGCGTTTCTTACCAATTTCAATTTGATCTTGGTTAACGCAATCTAAGAACACTGTAGCAATGAATACAGCATCTGTCTTACTCCAATCATCATAGTATAATGCATTCATAGACGATAATACACATGCAAATGTATATTCTTCTTCTTTATATTTACCACTGAACAATGCTATTTCAGTACATAAGTTTGAAGCTTTAACTTCTAACCCTTTAGCTACATACATTGGGGGATTAGCACGATTTACTTTATCGATAAAGAAGAAGTAACCTTTACCAAGCAGTCTAAGCTTCATTGCACGCTGGTAACGTCTGATAGCATCTGCATCACCGTTGTTAAGACGTTCAATAAACGCATCATTGATAATCCAACCTACATTGGCATCATCAGGATGCTTTGTTATATGTGTCACAAGCTCATCAAAGTCAGCATGGTCAATTTCTAAGTAACCTGCCCATGCACCACGTCTTTGTGAGCCCTGAGAGATATCTTGTGCTACCTTTACAAAGCCTTTAAATACAGGCAATACACCAGAAGCACTACCAGCAACACCACTGATAGCGCTACCTCTAGAACGGATATTCCCAAGGTAGTTAGACGTTCCGTAACCTTGTTGACTAAGTACTGCAACTTCTTTTTGTTTTTCATAAAAGTCATATACTTGATCCTCTATTGAGCCACCTGAACAACTGACAGGGCATCCGAAACCTGTACCCATATTTGCCATCACAGGTGTACTAGGGATTAACCAACCTTTCCACATGATATCAAAAAACTTATCTTCCCATGTGACTGGATCAGGTGTATAGGATGCTGCATGTCTAGCTATTCGTGTGTATATTGATAACAAATCAGGATACTTCTCTGATACGTACTTTTCTTTCAATAATTGCCAACTGTTTGTGATAATCCAAGGTGGTAATCTACCCTCCGCTTGTAATCGTTTACGTTCTAAACTTAACTCTCTATACATTTTTTGGTGTCCATGTAAATTTGGCTTCTGCCCAATCCCTACGATAATCATTGCCTTGCGCAATGAAAGTGTCATGTAATGTACTTGATTCAATATCTAAATAAAACCAATCAGCAATTGGATTATACTTAGGTTCAAATATAGCTGGATAGCCTAATCTTTCTAGACATATATCTAACCTAGATTGTACAAAGTTCTCTAACATCAATGCATTAATGCCAGGAATATCTCCTTTATCAAAGATTTTCTTAATGATTTGTTTTTCATGTTCAAACAAAATCCATGCAGTAATCTCTAGTTCATTAGCAAGTTTTTCATGTGCTAAGTATTCCTCAGCCTCTATTGCTTCATGATATAGAGTGTTAAACAAATAAGCACCAGCTTGACTATGAATGTTCTCGTCAATAGCGGAGAAATTAATTCCTGCATTAATATTTTGAAATTTATTTTTGCCATTATTATTAAAGTGCTTTAAGAATGCAAAACTAGAATAAAGAATAGCGCCTTCAATCATGCTAAACACACCTACTGATTTTAACTTATCATATGTTGTTTCTGATTGTGTAGCTACTTTCTCTAACCATTCCATTCTATCTTTAAGAATGGGGTCATCTAAGTATGCTAGATAAAACTCAGGGTTATCTAACCCTAGCAATTCATTAATTTTATTATAGAATGGTGCATGAATGTTCAGTTCAAACATTGCAAATACTGAAGCCATTCTTTGAACATCTGGACGTGGAAAATGCTTACATATATAATCACGCCAGTAGTTATTTCCAACATTAACTTCATAGTGTACAAAAAGCAAAAGAACACTGACAATTCCGTGGTATTCTGCTGCTGTACAATTTGTTCGTAATTCATGGATATCTTTCTCCACTTCAATTTCATCTGCTGTCCACAATATGGACGTTTGTTCTTCAGCGAAGTTAATTAACGCTGGATAGTCTGTACCGTAGCATTCTCTTTCTTCAAGAATTTGTGCCATTTAAATCTCCATAAAATCATCTGGTTGTAATAGTATTGAAGCTGATAACCTACCTGTTGGATAGTCATAATCAACACCTGGTACGTTTCCTGTTAGACCTGTGAATCTACATTTCAGTACTCTCATCTTAATATGATTTCTTATTCTATCATCATCATGTGACATATCACGAGCAAATGCTATGATATCGTTTGAAATTTGTTTAATTGAGCCTGAACCCTTAATATCATCTAAAGATGGTAATTGACCTTCTTCAAATGATGTCTTACCTGTAGGTGTCTTTCTTAAATGTGATACTAAGCCAATCCATACGGGATATCTTTTACATAACCTAAGTAAATCATTCATAGTTTTATCTATGGCTTCATTACCTGTTAACCCATCTACACCTTCTGAAACCAGGATTGTAATGTGATCAATGAATAGATATTTACAACCTGATAATGCCATATACTCTAGCTTTTCAAACAGAGTTGAATCTTCCATAGAACCTTGATGATCTAATACCATAATTCTATCATCACCGAACACTGCTCTAAAGCCTGATTCTAATTCATCCTCTGTTAACTCTCTATATGAAGGATTGATATTCAACGGAATACCTGAGAGTTTACGTGTAGTCTCAGCAGGTGATTCTTCTAATGATACAATACCTACCATTGCAGGGGTGGTATCTATAATATGCCACACAATTTCTCTGAGAATAGTTGACTTACCTGAGCCTGTACCAGAAGTAAATAGTACAATCTCATTTTCACGCATACCCTTAGTCTTAGTGTTTAATGCATCTAAACACATAGGGTATGGTACAGATTCAGTATCATTATAAGCTTTTAAAGCTTCCCATAGTTCATCTCTACCTAAAATACCTACAGGCGTGTATTTAGACGCTTCCCAAATAGCAATTAATAATTGTTGGCCGCCTTTCTCAAGTAACATTTGACTTGGATCTTTAACAGGTAATTTAGCTAATCTTACTTTATCAGCACCTATATATTTAATAGCTTCTGCTTTAGCTTTTTCACCAGCCTCATCAGTATCGAGGCATAATACTACTGTGTCAAATGATCTTACCCAATCTCTATGCGCTAAGAGTGTCTTAACATTAGATGCTGAAGGTATAGATACTACAGGATAAATCTTCCCATACTTATCTAGAGATGCTTGTGCTACCGCCATTGCATCTAACTCACCTTCTGTTACAATCAACCTCTTACCGCCTGTTCCAAACTTATCCATACCGAATAAAGTTGTTGGTTTACCTATACATGAAAACATTTTAGGTAATTTTCTAACTTTATAAATACCTTCACCGTAAGGATAATAGTGTGTGTCTATTTCGCCATCTTCATTAAATGCTGATTTAACATCAAAGAATTCCGCTACTTCCTTAGATATCTTTCTATCTTTAAAGCCAGCAGTTCTTAGTTTTTCTACATCTAGTACAAAAGGTTTCTTAGGTTTTTCCACGTGAGTGAACTCCTTATTTTTGTTAGCGGGAAACCAAGTTTGACAGCTAAAGCATGTAGCTGTGCCGTTCTCATAGATCTGAAGTGCATCTGAAGAACCGCAATCTGGATTTGGACACGGTTGATTGTGAATTACTATTTTACCCATCTTTTGGCCATTGAATTAAACATTCTGGTGACATTTTAGTAATCATGGTTAATCGTACTCTGTGATCGTGTGATACATTTTCTTTGACATCCCATGATACTTTCTCGATTTGTTTATTATACCACTTGAGTGTTACTGGGGTTTCAACATGACATAATGACCATGTCTCTGCCCAAGCTAAGGAGCCTTTGGTAGTGTATTCATCAAGGACAATAAACTTGAACTCTTTCTTCGGTCTGCTAGCGAAATGAGCCGCCAAGCTGTTAGAACTCGATTTGTATCTACGCCAATCAGATTCTTGCCCATAAGTAGCCTTACCATATGATCTATAATTCTTCTTGCCGAGATAGAATCTATCCAAGACCGTATCATATATAATATAGATGAATCCCACATATTTTTTATTTCCTACGTTCATCTGTCTATTGAAACACCAGTGTCCATTATCAAATTTACTAATATCTGAATTGGACACGGTGTGGTTTATTTTACCTTTAAATTCAGCCATCTCTAATTTCCTGTGCTAATGGCCAGTTATCAAAACAGAAGTAATCATCATATGTATTCTGGATGTTGATAAGTTTTGCATTAGCTAATAAATATTCAGGCCATTCATCACCATTAGCTTTTATATACTGTTCAATTACTGCCTCTTGGAATTCCTCATCTGTTGTGCAATGTGCCAAAGCTTTTGATGCTTTTACTGGTCCCATCTTCCAAATACCAGGAATATTATCCGTGGCATCGCCCTTTAATATTTGCTCATAGAAATTTCTTTTAGCATCAAGTTCTGAAACTTCTGTAATTGTTTTATGTCTTATATTATAATGCTTTCCAGGAATCATTAATAGATCCTTATCTATTGAGCATATAACATAATCTACATTCTGAGATCTACACTCATTTGCCCATATACGTAATAAATCATCAGCTTCTCGTCCATCTGCAGCTATGGCAATTTCTTGCATTACTGCCATCTTTCTTACAAATGGCACAAAGAGATTAGGTGGGCCAATTGTGCGATGTCTCTTATAGTCTACAAATATTTCATCTCTATAATTGCCTTCGCCTTTAACAGCCATACAATAGTCGTCTGCAAATGTCTCTTCCATGATTACTTCTAGCATTTTCTCAAAGTTATGCCATATGGCTTTACGATATTCTGTATCTTCTTCTTTAGTAAATACTTGCGGTATTACATTTCCTTCATTGTCAAAGTATGTAAAGCCGTTGCTACGATTGAAACAACAATTATGGGCAAGTATATCACCATCAATCAGTGCTATCAGCATCTAAAACTCCCATTTCCTGAGACAATTTCATTCTTAGCAATGTGCGATCAATCTTATCCCTGATATCAGGCACTCTTTCACAATTCAATCTAATATTACATTCTGATGAAAGAAGTATTAAGATAGCTTGTACATCAGATAATTCTGATTTAAGCTTTTCTTTGTTAGTCTTTTCATATAATTCATACTTATGATCAAGTGTGAATCTTAAACATTTAGACGCTTCCTGTGCGGCTTCTGAGAGTTCTTCCATTAAACATACAAGTAGATATTGTTCTTTATTCATTAGTGAATCTCATACCAGTCATTACCAATTTTTCCGCTACCATCCATAATCTCAACACCGAATAGTTTTGGGCCGTCTGCAAAAGCTTGTTTACCTATCTCAGCTGCTTGTTCAGCAAACTCTTCAGGCACCATAAAGTCAATTTCATCATGCATCATAATCAAGGGTTGGTACGGAATTCCTGCAGATTCGAGTCGCTCCATTGCAAGCATACATGCTGCTCCGCAAGTAATTTTCTCTGCTGATTGCAGTAGATAGACAAGAAGCTTATGGAAGCTGTCAACATACACACGAGTACCAGCCAAGCTAGGGATATAACCATCTCCCTTTTTCTTTGTGTTTCCATATATTTTCTCCAACTTTTCACTTAAGTCTTTAAACCCTGGAACAGCTTTAATAAAGCCTGATTTCAATTTCTTACCCTTAACATCATCATGCGAGCCAAAGATATATGACCAAAGCTTTCCACCACTAGCTCCAAATAAGAATGCGTATAGAATTCTCTTAGCATTCGCTCTTGGTACTACATAATTCATCTTTAAATCTTTCTTTAAGATCTCAGTAAGAATATCAGCATTAAATTGATGAATATCACCATTAAGTAATGTATCAATAAATGTAGCATTATTCAAATAATGTGCTAAGCCTCTAGCTTGATTACCTGATGAATCACAGCCTACAAGCTTCCAGCCAGGCTTGCATGAGAACAATTCCCGCATTTCTCTACCCCATGGTGAATCTCCTGACGGTACGTTAACAATAATAGAGTGTCTAGCACGCATACTTGGTGTACCAATTGTCATACAATCACCGTGCAGATTGCCTTGATCATCTACGTTCTTTAACCATGTTGTTAAAATGCCTTGCCTAGCCTTTGCAGTTAAGAAATCCTTATAGAGCTTACCATCACCACCTAAGAATTCTAAACTATCTTCTGTAATCTTAGGTGTAGTTTTTGCCTTTCTTCCTGTAATAGGGTCAGTTTTATAATTCCAATCATTAGGGACCCAACCATGTCTATATAGAAATATCTTTACATCTGTTACCGAGTCCAGACTAAGAGGTTCGACTTGAATACGGCAATACTCACCATCGACAATACGATCATCAGGATCGAACCCACTCCAAGGATCCACATCAAACCACCGAGCAGTATGCGCATCATAACATCCATCCTTTCTATATTTAGGTTTCTTTACTTCTACAATACCAAGTTTCTTATCTACAGCGACTATCTTTAAGCCAAGTTTTGAATTTAGTGCAGTATACGTCTTATCCATTTCAACTTGTAATCTGTCATAGAGTATATGTGCCTTATCTAAATCAAATGGCCATCCACCTAAGTTAGCTTCGGCACACCACTTACTTACTGCATGTTCTACTTTAATATACTCTTTGACTTTAGGATTCTTTTCAGACACTTCAATCAATTCTTGCTTTAATATCTCTAATACCTTGACATTTAATGAAACGTCGTTATTACAGTATTCACCCATTTGTTCAGAATATCCAGACCAGTCTTCAAACTCTTGTTTAGGAAACTCTAAATATTCACCCCAACGTTTTAAACCATGCCCATCATTGCCGAACCTTCTATAGTCTAATACTTGTGAAAGAATGAGTGTATCTACAGCTTTTACGCTCTTAGGTAATTCATAGTTGAATAGCTTCTTTAATACAGCTAAGTCATATCCAATAATATTATGACCCATAACTTGTCTAGCGTTATTAAACAACTGTATCCAACTCATATCTCCTTGCAAGAACCGCATTCGCTTATTAGTATTTACATCATGAACAACCATGATCCACATTTGTGTTACGTCTTTTAACAAACCATCTGTTTCAATATCGAATACATAATTCATATATAATTTCCAAATAAAAGGCACCCCAGTGTTAGTGAGGTGCCGATTTTGTTATAGGATGCTTTCTACTTCTCCAACCTTTATCGGTCTGCCGGCCTTTTTATAGGCGATTAAGTACTTTAAGTACCATAAAGCTTTTTGGAGTTCTTGTAGAGAATCATCCTTTTGACCATTACGGTCAAGGTATTTTCTTATTTGTAATTCAACTGCTGCTTCAAATTTCAATGGATCACGCAGGGTAGGTATTCTACTCATTGTGTCTAACCATTGTAATTCATCTACATATCCCTTGTAATGCTTAGGGTCTACTGCATTATTTACTTCTTCAGGCTTGCGATAATTCATTAGATAATTATCTAAAGCTTCTTCGTCATGGAATACAATTTCGTTTCCATTACTTTCTGTAATTACTGCGGTTAAATGGTCATTATTTAAATTATACTCAGTAACATCACGAATATTCTCATTTAAATATTCATTAATAGTTGCTTTATATACTATTTGAAGATCATATAGAAATGAAATTGTACGTTCTTTCTTCTTCCAATGTCTTCGATCTATCTGTGCATACCACGCATCAAGTTCATCAATATTTCTAATAAAAGAAATTCCCTGAAGTGGCATATTATTTGTTTCTGCTTTTATAAAATATCCGTCTTTAAAATTAGAAATCATACTATCTAATTCACATTCTCTAATAAAAGCTACAAATTGGTGATCTTTATTAAGTATCTTGTATGTATAATTTACCATGTATAAAAGTCTCCTTAGAATACGTCGTCTTCAGTTTCATTAGTGCTGAACTCGCGTTCATAATTAGTTTCACCGAAATCGTCTTCACTTACTCGTGGAGTATATACTATATGCTTTGTAATTTGCACTGTCATAAGAGTAAAGCCTTTCTTTGTAGCCCCCATTGGATCTTTATATTCGTATTCAAATACACGAATATTACCGATAGATCCATTTCCAATCGTGTTGGGATCAATAGGTCTTAATTTACCATCAATCAGTTTCACAGGTTCATTTGGGGTACCGTCTGATTTAATAGACTTCTTTTTCAGATTAGCTCTGAAATATGTATCACCATCATCTGGAACGATAGCCTTGACAGTCAATCCAATAGCTTCCCATTCTTTCTTTTTCTCTTTGTCGGTAGTCCGAATTTGGAGTTCCCATGTAGGATTTTCTTTATTAAACTTGCCATTTGGTTTACCAAGTTTAGCGAAATAAATTTCTACGTCATATAACTTTGCCATTGCTGTTCTCTCTTTTGATTTTTGAATTAGGGTTAATTTAACGGGGTCTCTAAGCATTTATAGAGACCCACATTTATTAAGAAATATTTACTGATTCTTGCACGTTTTCATTTACTTTAGCAAGTTCTTCTGGAATGAACCAAACCGGACCACCTGCATTTGTAGTGATGAAATGAAACTCATACCAGTCAGAATCTTCGATTTTTCGAGCAATATCAAATGAACCAGGATCCAACGCAAGATTAGTCTCTCTAAATACACCATTATCATCCATGCCCATAAATGTTACATGCAAGAAATCTCCAAAAGATTCTAGAATATGAAGATTACCTCCAAATTCATGAATGTAACCTGCAGCATCATGTGTGTTCATTAAGATATTTGAAAAGTGTTGCCACAGTGGCTCCCAATGCGGATGATCTTCTTTTCCATAAAAGAAATTACGTACGTCTGAGTTTTGTCTAAATGTAATCATGCTTTTAACCATTCTGAAAATAAATTAATATAACGATCAACTGTTGCTACAGAATCCTCGTATCCACTTTTGCCTTCACCTAACATTGCTCTCAATAGCTTGAGCAAGCTAAGTATTTCAATTACTTCTTCTTTAAGCACTAGCATAGGATGGCCCCATGAGTTTCTCAAGAACAACCATGTAACCATTTTCTCGCACCATAGCTTGAATATATATTGGTGGAGCGCCTTCCTCTACACATGCTGCAACTCCCCCTAGCGGTGTCCAACCTTGATGTAATGATTCTACAACCATTTCTTCTAAAATTCTACAACTTACGGCTTCTAATAATTGATATTGCATTTTTAATCCTCTTGGTTAATCGTGTCTAATACTTGTTTCTTTCTTGTTGTTGAGTTGTCGTTCCCAATTAACCAAATATGGTTCAATGGATTCTTTATCCCATGTGGCATCTGCTCCATGATTAGGTAATCGTCCTGAGTACAATGCCATACCTAGTTGCATCTGGTTGATACCTAATCTAATCATTACATCTCTAGTGCTTACTTTCATTTTTGATTCCATGAATAATTATAATTGTCTCAAGCTCAGCAATTTTATCTCTAAGCTTTTGATTTAATTCTGCTTCTGTAATAGAAACACGGTACCAATGCACATTCTTATACATCACAAAGAATAGCGAAGCCCACAATGCTATATCACCGTAAGACATCATCTAATTTACCTTCTACTGTTCTTATCAAATCTATACCAAATATTTTAAATGGTATATAAAGTATAAATAGCAATACAAAAATAGGTATTACTACTGTTAATGAAAGCATTGTTTTCCAAATATCTTCAATCATAATTATTTCCACATTGCTGCTTGTTGTTGTTGATTCAAAGTCAAACTCTTGACTTTATTCTCAAATGCTACTAATGTAACATATTCTTCTCCAGCTAAGTAAGCTGTCTTATACATATGATCAATATTGTCATCTATTAATGCTCTATCAAGCATATGTTTATTTCGTGGTGTGAATGTTTCATCATTCCACTGGTCACAGACGTATTCCTCAAATGCGTCTATCTCTAAATTTAAAACATAGTTAATCGTACTCAGAATATTATCCATTTGGTTCTCCTTAGAAAAATAATAAATCGCCAATTTTTACCATTTTAACATTTGTTCTGAAGCGCTTACCTAAAGGCACATTATTAAAATGCATATAGCCTTCTGTTAATTTAGTAGTTCTGAGATTTCTGAATAACATTTTTCGCGCCAATTCATATTGCTTATCCAACACATCTCTATCGGCTTTACCTTTAGGGTGGGGTGTTTTCATACCATGTCGTGCCCATGTAAATAAACCTGGATCACGTTGAATAACATGACATAGATTTTCTCCTGGACGTGCGTGTTCAATTAATACTTGACCTACACCTAACATAGTATCAACTGGTTGGTTTCTTGCCTCGAAATACATTACAGCTACGAGACAACCTATTGATGTTAACATACTTTCCTCCATTTTGTTTTGAGCAGTTTTGAAGCATACTCAGGCTTAAACTAATTAATCCCAGTATTGAGATATGAAATCTAAATGCGTTGCTGACATTAATTTATTTAAAGACCATGACGTGTATTTACCATTAGGAAATGCTACACGTACATTTACATTGATGTGTTTCTCTTTACCATCAATTTCAATTACAAACTGAGAAGTTTTACATTCATCAGTTACACTATAGCTTGCTCCAAATGCAACACCTACGTCTTCGCAGGTTCTATTCTTTACAAAAGGACTATCATCTAAGATTCTCCAGATTTCTGCTGTAATAAACAGATTAATCTTTTGTAAATCTTCTGAATTGATATTGTGTTTCTTAGGTAATCGTGTTGCTGCTAATTCAGCTTTTAGATTTTCTATAAGAATGGATACAAGACCATCATTACCCAATGCCCCTGATGCGCGTGAAATAGCTGAACAGCCACGTGAAATTGAAGTGATTTTGTGAAATGATTCTACTTTTGAAATAAACATATTAACCCCATTTTTGTAAGATAAAAATTGTGTAAGATCCGTGGTAACCTTCTGTACCACCTGTTGTAATTACATCTGTTAATTCATATTCAGATTCCATTAATGCTTGTAATTCAGAGTAGTCAGCTTTATGGCCAACAGCAATGTTTAGTATCTTTACTTCGTGTTTCTTCTTTGGTTGTGTTAACCCTACTACATTACTCATATCGCAAATCCATACCATTTGCCAACAGGCATTATTGGATTAGCAAGAAGCTTGCACATCGGATTTGTGATCTCAATGGCTTCTCTCTCTTTCTTTCTTAAGTTGTGCATACATGCTTTTAAATCAACACCACTATAAACATAAGTTATGCTACCGTTTTTATTACGTATAGAATCTACTGGATCTGCTTGACTTTTTACAATACGTGTACGGACAGTATTAGGTGTTGTTCCAGTCAATTCTGCGTATTCATGTATTGTAAATCTTTGTGGCTGTGTCATATAAACTCCTATGCGAAAGCGTATTCGCTTTCTAGAATTAAATTAATATCAAGATCACCCATCTCAAGATAAGTAAGATCTCCGTCAATATTATCCATTATTGGAAACAATGGATTATCTTTATAAAGTTCTACAAATGTCTCGCGAACTATTCTAAAGAGATTTGGCATGTCAGCAAATAAACAACCATAGCTGTCATGAATTGTTGTAATTGTAAAATCACAACGATGTGTAGTAAGTGCTAAGTGCGCTGCATCTAAACTATGAATAACGTTAGGTGCTGCTCCCTGAGACTGTTTACCTTTACTAGGAACCACATCTTCAATAAAACATATTGCTAATTGAAAAGTGTTTTCATAATAACCTGTAGATTTACGTGGGCCAACTGGTGGCCCATACTGTACATAAATCTTTTTAACTTTACCTTCTGTATAATTTTGTACCACAGGAAAGTTTACTATTGGAACATTCCATGATAAAAATTCTTCAATTTTCTCACAGCTTCTTCCGGCATTCTCAAATATATTTAACAGTCTCATCGGCTTCTCTAATGAAGCTTTACAATCTTCAAATACTAGTCTGCCCAGCCAAGCTCCCCATTTATGCTCCATATGAAGTAGCAAGTCTATTCCATGCTTTTTTGCATCAAGGATTTGTTGCTCTCCCAATCCATAGCTGCTACCTCCATAGGGAAGAGTCATAGTGTTTCTTTTAACTATCTTCCTTCTTTGTTTCAAATCCTTTATACGATTCCAAAATACAGGCGCTGCAACAGAGCCAATATCAGCCCATTGTTGTTTATAGGCTTTAATTTGAGCTACTAGTTGATTCCTAATTTCAGACTTAGGTTCGGATGCAGTAATCTTTTTCTTTAATTTAATTAAACCATCTATAAAATCTTCACATTGAAAGATTAAATCCGCTGGCATTCTTGCTATGTCATTAGATATTTTATTCCATACATGTTCGGCAACATATGCATATAAATCACCTGGAAGTTCTAATGGAATTAAATTAACATATGGAGCTGTTATTTCATCTCTTGTTAATGCAGATAAATGTTGTGAGCCGTTCGTTGATCCGTCAATAAAACATTCAACATGTGACTCATACTCTAAATATCTTGGTCCCAATTTTAAAGCATTTCTTAACTCAATACATGCACTTAAGAATTGCCATGGCTTATCTCCTGACATCCATCCTTGATTTACTTTTGGACTTTCTGCATATGATAATAAAATCTCTTGATTGTCTAATACCCACTGATATCGGTCTTTGAGATTGATCTTATCCGTCTTTGCACCATCTTCACGTCCTGATGAACCTGCCCAGTTACTGGCGATAGATACACATAGCCAAAAGAAACCCTCTTCACCAATTACTTTCTTATCTTGACGCATTAAAAGACCTTTAGCAATATCACTAGATTGTTCATGGAGATATGCCGTTGTTGGATATTTCCTTCCACGGAAGTCAAGATAGTACATATGGTAAAATACAGTATCCATGAACTTATCTGCTATAGATAGAATAGCTTTTGTTTCCCTTAATTTAGTAGTCTTAGCTTGAGGATTTTGCTGCTCCCATATATCACTAAATGCATCAGTATGGTTATTCAATGCCCATTTAGAAACATTATAAACTTCTTTGTTTATTTGCCAACCCGTATTTAAGCTTTTATTTACTGAATCAAATACTATAGGATGTGTTGCAGGTGTTAATTTTGTTGGAACATCTTTATTACCCGTCTTGACTAATACTTGTCCAGTAGGGTGTTTGAATTCTGTATAAGGTTCATATGGTGTTACTGAAGGTAATTTACCTTTGGCACCTTCTCTGCTTACACCTTCCCATAGTAATTGTATTGTTGCATCATCTAAAACTTCTACAATATATGTTGCATGACCATTACCAGCAGAACCGAGTATTGCTCTAAGCATTCCAAGCTCTTCAAATGAATATAATATGAATGCACCAGTCTTAGCCGCAACAGATGAATCTTTCTTTAATCCTTTCCTTACTGAATGCCCAATAATACTAATCACTTCCACCATTAGTATTTGTTTATTTACTGCACCTCTTTTAGGTCGTGTATATAAATACACATTAGATATTATTGTATCTAATATATTATCGATACTTAATTCTTTAAGAAATTTTAAAGGGCTTTGTGGTGCAATTTCAAGTTGCACTCTACGTGTTAACGATTGTTTTAATCTATTTCGCATATTCAACCCTTATCTTCTTATTTCGAATGTGATCTATCTGTTTAGCATTTAAGAGATATCTAGGAACCAATATGGCAACAAAAATTAATACCATAGTTTTTCCAATCATCGCGAACCTCTTTCGAATAGATATAATGCTGTAGCAAACGTCAATGTTTGAACTGATAAACCGATTAATAAAATTGTGCAACCAACTGTAACGCCATATTGTAGAAGTTCTCTATTCATAGTTTTTTAAGAAAAAAAAAAATAAGGAAGAACCCCCTACCCCGAAGGGTAGGAGGAATTGAGGCTTCTACAATAGGCTATTAACCTATTGGATGGGTCTAGCTTTTTTCACCTGCTGTAGAAATTTAAAATCATTTTTGTCAACATAGAACGGGATTATGGACCCTTTGATATCAGTGATACCGAATACTTCATTCTTATTAAACCATCGAGTGTCTTTTAAGAATACTAAGTTATCAATACTAACTTCCCTTGCACTCTCAATATAGCCTAACTGATCTATATCAAGAGTGTTGCCTAAAGATTTTTCATCCTTAGATTTATCACCTTTTGATTCTGGTTTGAAATAACCATGTACTACTGCCCTCCCTGATACTGCTAATCTGTGAGCTAATACTTCTCTTTCGAGATACTCTACCATCTTAGCGTCAGCTTCAGCTTGTTTGACTCTCTCAGCTTCAGCACGTAAATCATTCAGGTGCATTTTAACCTGTCTTAGAAAACCAATCATGTTTGACTCCAATTAAATAAAGCATTATTAATAGCGCTCCCGCTATCATTCCAGAGAGAAGAAGAATCAACCCTACCATTTTATAGATGATGACAGGGCTGATCATAAGAAACATTAAGATTAGCAGTATCCACATATTAGTTCACCAATGTGGCGGCATTTAAGACTGAATCAGGAATAGTAACGATTTTACCATTCTCAATTACTTGTCTTGCTTCAATACGTGCAATCGTAGCATCAGTTTCAGCATTCATTGCTTTTAAGTCTGCACGAATTTCATTAAATAATTTTTTGAACATTGTTGTATCCTCTTGGATTATTGATTAATTAGTGTGTTATATTTCACACCGAAAGTTTTAAGTAAAGCGATTGTACCGATTTTGAAAGTTAAATCAATTGCAAACATAGTTGGAAACCATGCTGTTGCAAGTGTGATCCATGGCACTGGTGTCACAACCAGTGTTGTGTAAAGAGCTGCGGCAATGCCTGCAGCCAATACATTTTGTGTAAATGAATTTAACACTAGGTGTGTTCCTGCTAAACCTAGGTCTATTGCAGCATCAGTTAATGTTACAGCTTCTTTACGTCTTTTAATGATATAAGAAGTTGCTACTGTTGCTGCTGTTGCGATGCCGAAAATTAATGGTAACATGATTGTATCCTCTTGGATTAATGGATTATACTAACTGAATATACTTCGTTGTTTAGTTCTTTAATTGACGCACCAGTGAACCATCTGGCAATTTCTAAAGCTCTTTCAGCAGAACCTACCGTCATTGTGGATTGTACAACACCACATGTTGCTATGATTCTTCCAAATTCTTCTGTTTCGAAATTATCATAATCAAACTGATTATAAGCTATCTTAGTGAAGTTAAAACCTTTTTCTTCAAAAGCTTTTACTGCTGCTTCAAGTTTTTTATTTTTACTTACTTGAAGGATTTCTTCTGCCACTAACTCTACTTCTGGTTTAAATTTATCATATGCAGCTTTAATAGCCACACCTGCGATAACACCGATTACTAATGGTAACATATTATTCTCCTCGCTCTTGCAATACAATATTACGTGCTTCTACATGAAGTTCTTTACCCCAAGTACAAACTTTAAGTTCTTCTGTTGATAAATCTCTATACATCTCAACTAATGCTTTTAACGTTTTTTCTTTCATTTGAGTTTCCTCTGTGGTGGTTGTTTTCATATAAGATACCCTATTTTCCGCAATTATTTATAGTCTAATTGGGTAATTTTTAGACCATGTTTCTGGCGTTTTTTCGCCAGCTTATTTTCCCTAGTAATACGTATGTCTTCTAGAGTAATAAGGTAGAACACCCAGGCCAGCCCTGCAGCTGCCCATAGTATTCCGTAAGCTAATAAATAGTAATTCATGCTGCTTCTCCTTCTAAAAGAGAATTTAATCTTGGAATATCCCAATCTCCAAGCCCATAGGATTCGGAAATCTCATCCCATTCTAGGTTAATTTCAAATACTTCCTTTGTTTCAATGAGCATTAGACCAACTTTATCTCCCCAAATATGCCAAAGATTAATTCCGGCTGCTTTATTGGTGAAATCAAAAGAAGGTACACCTCCCATTCCATTTCTCTCAAACACCCAGAAAGTGTTTAATTGATGTATTAAAGCTAGTTTATTTAATTTGTTTTTCATTGTAAATTTCCTCTTGGAATTGTTAAGTTGTTTCGACTTTATAGTCTCATCAGTATGGATAACACATCCATATACAACTCGAGCAGTTTAAAGACCTACTCAGGTCTATGCGGCTGTTACCAATAGCCTTCAAACTCCTCCTCAAATGGAATCTGTATTGTTTTTACGTCTTTGAACTCAGACGCTGGTTCAGATTTTTGTTTACCATTCAAACGATGATCCAAGAAGGTGTGAGACTCTTCTTCGTCGCCATAATAGATATGATATAACGCTTCCATATATTCTTCTGTGAATATATCATAATTGCTACCTACACTAGCAAATTGTGAATCAAGTAAACTAAACATAATTTTTCTCCTCTTGGATTAATTGAATTGAGGTACCTTATTGTACTTCATATAAGATACCCCTTTTTCCGCGTTTAAAAGGGACAGTCCGAAGACCATCCCTGTTGTTAAAGTACCAGCGCACCCTGCTGGTAAATGTGCCCTTCCGTTAAGACACATAGTTTAAACTTATCGTCATCTAGACGTTCCAGCATAGCTGCTAAAACATCGATATCTCTCCCCATCCAGATTACACTTTCCCAGGTGTATTGAATTACATCACCAATACGTAACCTCGTATTGGCCATATCAAGGATGTTGATAACAGCGTTGTAGTCTTCTGCATCAATTTCCTCATAGTCCCAAGGGACATGGTGACGAATGTCAATGTCTAATCCACTTTCAATTAAAAACATAACTGTACTTTTCATTTCTGTCTCCGAATTGCAGTTGCCCTACGTCTTTCCTTACGCGTTAAAGTTGTGAGATTTTTCTGAAATTCTTCTTCAGGAAGATTTTTGATTATAACCGGGTTAACTGAAAAATACAATTTATTCTCAGTCGTGTTAGAAGCTCTATTAAGTAAAAGCCTTGGTACAACTTTGTTCGATTTTAATTTAATCATTGTTTAGACTCCTCTTTCTTTAGAGCTGCTTCTAAGAAGAAGCTGAATGGGATGGTAGGCTTCTCATTGCTGATCCGTCGTCTATTCCATCCATTCTTACAACCTTTATGGGCATTAAGTTCAGTTTCTGATGCTTTAACTATCTTCTTCATAGTATACTCCTTAGTTATGATAACCGATATTGATTATCATATAAGATACCATTATTTCCGTATTAAGGAATTAACAATTAATGGATAATGACTAAAGGGTTAATTGAGGGGGAACGTCTGAAGGGTTAATTCAACGGGTTCGGTGCTGAAAACTGCGACACGCCACACGCTGAGAGTGCCAGTTCCGCGACCAGAAACTGCCCCACACGGCACGCGGGTGCTACGCTGATCCCTCAGTGATGCCCCGTCTCAGGCGGCCCACACACGCCCAACTTTGAGAGGTGTGAAATCTGCCCGTCTCTGCCACGCTGAGGCTGCCCCATGCCTGTCGTATAGCTGGCCACTCAGTCGCCACGCCTACCCCCGTTTCTGTGCGAATAAATGCCCCAACCGTAGTCAGGGCATCTCAAATTTTACAAATAGGCTTTCACAATTTCTTTACAGATACCACTACGTACAATATCATCGACATCAAAAGTAACTATACCAACTTTATTAATACCTTGTAGTCTGACGATAGCATCAGCTAATCCTGAATTACCTTTAATATCTTTCTGTTGTATATCACCATCAATAACTACTTTAGTATTCTCACCAATTCTAGTTAAGAACATTTTCATTTGAGCAGGAGTACAATTTTGAGCTTCATCTAATAATACGAATGTATTTTCAAATGTACTTCCTCTGATAAATGCCAATGGTCTTGCTTCAATTACTTTACGTTTAAATAAGTAATCTGTAAATGAATGACCTAATCTTTTGTTTAATATATCTTTTATTGGATCAACGTAGGGAGCATATTTTTCCTCAAGCTCTCCTGGTAAGTATCCAAATGATTCACCGGCTTCTACCGCAGGCCTTGTAACAATGATCTTTGATATTCGCTTGTTCTGTAGTAATTGAGCAGCATATGATAATGCTACATATGATTTACCTGTACCAGCAACCCCAACACCAAACGTTATTATATTTGATTTTATGGAATTTAAATATCTTTTTTGTGCATCTGTTAAAAGCTGTAAGTCCTTTTCAGTAGTGGGTTCTACAACGTTTTCTTCAGTACGTCTAGATTTTTTCGCCATGTGTTTTTTCCCTTTTTATTCAGGATCTTTAGACGTGATACTGCCGCCACCCAAAACGGCAACCGACAGCGCGAGTAAACTATCCATTTCTTCAGGCGTTAATACTAACACTTTAAATGAACTTAAGATAGCTAATGTAGCTGAAATAATACCGAACCATGTAGATGGTTCTTTTAATCTTGCAAATAAATATCTCATGCGGGTTGTCCTCCAATATTTGTTAAAATTTCATAAGTATTGCCTGGAAGTAAGATGTAACTAACTGTAACATCAAAATCTTCCGCTTCAAAACTGGCAATATTCAATGGTTCCGGAAGCTGTGAATCTTGCACAACATATTCCGTAGCTGCGGTGAAGTATAATTTTTTCATAATTAAGTTATAGAGAATGTTAAGGTACCGCCACCAGTGCCATAGGCACGAACAGACACTGTAACGCTTTGGCCAGCTGTCATTGCTTTTGTGACTTGCTCACCATTGCCAGGCTGCGAATCAGCATCAGTAAATGTTGTAAAGCCATCGAAAGATATCTGCGTATCAAAACCTGTAGCTGTAAATGTATATGTTCTAGTAACAGGCGCTGTATACGAATATGTGTACCAATTAGTGTTTGTAATACCACTAGCTGTTGTTGATACAGGTGTAAAGACAGCTGTGTTAGTGACATACACATCATTAGACCAATATGCTGAGATGCCTGTAGCATTTTCCGCATAAGAACGATAAGGGCCATAGGTTTCACCAGGTGTCATATCGTACAGATCAAATATACCATTAGCTGCAGACCGTATATAGGTATTGGTCCCATTAATATTCCTAAATAAGTGGAAATTAGCCGGAGCACCTCCTGAATTGGTTGTTGCAGTAATCCTTGCTGTAGTGCTTGTGATGGCGCTAGTGGTTAATGTAACCGTACCTGGAAGTGCAAGCGCTGGTACCGCTGCGGTTGCAACCGCAGAACTGGTACCGACATCTGAATCGGGATAGTTGGCTGCTTTCGCTTTAACAAAAAGATAATATGTGCCCGGGGTCAAAGTATTAACGCTTGTAAATGTTGTGCTAGTCTGATTAGTTGTTACACTATTGAACGTCACATCATAACTTGTAGCATTTGTAACTGCACTCCATGTAAATGATACTTGATTGACTGAACCAGTGGCCGCCGTAAACGAAGGGGTAGAGAGTTTAGCATTTGTTACGATTATATTACCAGATGTAGCAGCATCTGAGTGAGTGTAGTTGGTTGCCTTGGCCACAACACTCAAAGAGTAAGTCCCTGCGGCAACACCCGATGCGATGTTAAATGTAAGACTAGTTTGATTTGCAGTAGTGCCATTAAACGTCACATCATAACTTGTAGCATTAGAGACTGCAGCCCATGCGAAAGATACCGAGTTAACACCACCAGCTACTACTGAATATAGTGGGGTAGCTAATTTAGGTAAAGCACTACTCTTACCCCAACCATCACTCATTGAAATAATTCCAGAAGATTTACTAAACAATGCTCGAACAGCTGCATCATCCAAACTAATAGTCGCAGTACTTGTAAGTCCCAATTCTATATTGACTTGTGATAAAGAAATGCTATTTGGAGAGACGGGTAATGTCATTACGTAACTCCTCAATTTGAACTTGCTGTTCCTTAATAGCTTCAATTAATAGTGGTACTATTTTAACATAATTAACAGCCATTACACCATCTGATCTCTCATGCACAGCTTCAGGTAATACTGCTTCTATTTCTTGAGCTATTACACCGACATCATATTCTTTAAATAATTCTTTATCTTGCTTATCATAGTATTCTTGTTTCCATTTAAATGTATTACCTGATATATGATTTAGCTTGGCTAATGGATTACTAATCGGTTTTATATTTTCTTTAATACGTCTATCAGATCCATCATATGCAGTTATATTACCTGATACCGAAATACTTCCAGTAGCTTTAATATTACCTGTAGCTTTTATTGCATATGTGCCATCAAGAATGACTACAATACCTGAAGTACCCGCTACGCCACTACGATCAAACCTTGCAGCATATGAACCATCAGCTGCAGAAGAAGTATTTACGATCATTCCTGATATCCTATCAGGCTCATTATTATATACACCACATGTTGCAAATAACCCAAATTTGGAATTTACAACTCCCACACTTGAGCCTGAGTATCTTTGTATACAGCCTATATCTACACTCAAACCGCCATCTAATCCTAATGAATTTTCAAAACGTGTCCCTATTACAAGGCCTCTTAAATTAACACCATCTGCAAAAGATGTAGTGATTGGCGGCAATAATACCTCATAGCCCATTGTCTTTTTATTAGCTGTATTATAATTAGCAACAGCTGCTGTACTACAATAAAAAATAGATTCCCAAGCACCTGTACCTGTATCACCTATTGAAGATATTAACTTATTATTGCTACTATAATTTCTAAATTCATTAGATTCGCCTTCATTTATAGATAATCTTTGGCCAGCAACTGTTTGAGATACTAATTCACCAGTTTTAGTCTGTAGTGCTTGTAACGTACCAACTTTTAACGATGAAGGATAAGGTGTATTCCATACGATATTAGAACTGCCTGCAGATTGAGATTGCCCATCAGATTGCCACATTACCTCATTATCAGCCAAAGCAGGAGGTGTATTATACCAAGTATATGTAGCATGTGCCGGTGGTAAACTAGATCCCGAATTAGGTGCTGTTGGAGGGGTAGCTGCATTATAAGCAGCTTTTGTATAAGCTCTATAATTAGAAATACCTGTCGCGCCTGTAGAACCTGAGCCTGTTGCGCCTGTTGCCCCAGCTTTACTACGTGCTAGCGATCTCGTTTGAGATAAACTCCCCGTAACACCATTTGCTCTTTTATAATTAAAAGTATAAGTAATAGAGGCATTAGTCGTAGATGACATCGCTGTAGCATCAGCTTCTATAAAATTATTTCCATTTATTGTAATAGCACCCGGTGTAATTCCAGAACTACTCACTGAAACTGTAAATTGACCGTTAGACGTAATAGTTGTAACAGGGGTTAATTGTAAAGAACCTTCATTTAATGAAAGAGATATTCCAGTCCCACTTAGAGATATTGTACCACTAGTGTCTTCTGAAACATTTAAAGCAGGTTTGGAAATAGTAGCATACACCGAATCATTGCCAGAAGAGCCTATCATATACGCAGTAGCTGTATTCCATGTAACATCATCAGTATTAGTATTTAATTTATTTATAATAGATACAGAGCACCCAAATAACTTGTAACCAGCACCTGGACTATCATTTATAGTCAATGCCCAGCCATTTAATGTAGCGGGTTGTGTAAATTGTCCACTAGACCATGTGTATGTGGACACTCCAGATGGAAATGTAGTAGGTGTATTGTAAGACCATTTATATAATTCTAGAAATCCATTTCTAGTTCCATTTTCACCAGCTTTTCCAATAGCTTTCAATGTATCCAAGCCAGCTGTCCAAGTAACACCGGTTGTGTCAGCAGTACTCGAATCTAGCACAGGTTGCTTGACAACCCATAACGTATCACCTTCATTTCCAATAGATGGCGTTTGGTACCATCCGTTTGTTGATACATCTGCGTCAGTAAATTGCCCAGTGGCCCATGTATATGTTGATACGCCTGATGGAAAAGAAGTCGGCTGAGTAGGACTCCATTGATATACGTCCATAATCCCTGTACGTAATACATCAACAGATTTTATAATATTATGTGTAGCATTTACTCCGCTACTTGGGAAGACAATAGTGTTTAAATATTGTGATTTTAAGGTTGCTGTTATCTTTAAATTAGTTTTATCAGCGGTACCTATAGATGCAACTGTCACAACACCATTAGAATAAGTTGCAGTACAATTAACAGGCGTTAATGTGAAATCAAATTTAGCATTATCTAATAGAATAGCGCCCTGTTGTATTGATACATTTATAGATGGGAGTTGATTGGCTTTAATTGCACCTGTATAATCATATTGTACAACTGTTGCATATGTATTTAAATATAAAGATGAATTAGCATCACCTTCCTTTAAAGTTAATATTGTTGTAGAAGCACTTTGTGTAGCCATAATTAACTCGCTATAACTTTTATACTTAATGGATTTGAATCAGATGGAGCTATTAATCTGAATGTCTGTGTATTAGCAGGTGTTGAAACACCATTAATTATCTGATACGTTTGTTTCACATTATTAATATACCATGTATAATTCGAATGTGAAACACCAGAATTAGCTTGCAGTATAATATACGAAGGTGTAATAACCTTGCTATTAGATGCTATTGTAAAATTAGAAGGCTGGCCACTTGCAGGTGTTATAATAATAGACGGATCATAAGGAACTAATGTTTCTAAAGTTGTTCCAGTAAATGATTCTATAGACTCTCCATGTTTATCTATTACTGTTTTTACAGAAAATCTAGCTTCTGTAATCCCTTTAAGTTCTAAATCAGGCAATACGCATTCAGTAGTACCGACTACATCAAAAGATAAAACCTTATCTACATCAATAATAGGCGCATTTAATCCATATACAGTTATCCTATAAACAATGTTACCTAAATTACTCGATACACCTGACCACTTAATAGTCCCTGAAGATTTCTCAGATGACGAAACAGTAGAAACTGTATACGAAACATTAGTCGGAGCTGGTACATAAGTACTCGAAACCCATTCTAATTTCTCAGTTTGGTATGTAGAAGTATACGGTGCAATTATAGCGTTATCATATAATGTTGCTTTTAATTGCAATATATCATTATCTTTAATATCTATAGATGCTATTCTAAAATTCTGTATAGCCAGGTCTAATGTAGCGGTATCTAATTGAATTATATCACCAGGTTCAAATAATACTCCAGGTGTAGCAACAGAAATACCAACAGCTAATTCATTTCTACTTTTATTTAGAATATCCCTAGCTCTTGCAAGAGCATGTGTTCTGGAGGTTATGCCTACTAAATTAGTAGATTGTTCTAATATTATTCCACCATCTTCTGCTAATAATGAACTGTATTGGTCTGTTTCAGAAATAGTTACATAGTTTGCAAAAGTTTCATCACGTGTTGTCCATAATATTTGGCTAGATGTTTGAATAGTACCCGCTAATGCACGATCGCCTACAGCTCTGCCTGTTGCATTCATTGTAACTTTATATACTGTATTAGCCTTTAAGGTAATTGTAGTAGGCTTTGTTGTTAATGCTAATGAAGCATCAGATTCGCTTTTAATATTCCAACTATCACTAGATGGGCCAGAATGGTAGAATGTAGCAGATGTAGACGTTAAATACATAGGGGTTTTAAATAAGTACACTAGTATACAACTACTGCCCGAACCTGACCAAACACCATAATCAGCCGCTAAAGAATTAGCTTCAGGTTTAGTATAAATATCTGCAGTATACTGATACGGTCCCTCACCTACATAATAGGTTCTAGTATTTTTCGGTGGCCATGAAATAGAATCTTCTTTAAAATCTAATTCTTCATTTTTAAATTTAACAGTTATATAGTTCAACTTACTAGAAATAGGCGGCCATGCTAAATCAATTTGTTCGCCTAATACTAAATGGTCATCATTTATTGAAACACTATCTAATGGTGAACATAAATTAGCTGCCAAAGAATAATTTTTAGTGGGATCGATAAGCTTTAATTTATAAGTCCCTTCAGACCATACTAAATCTGCATAATTCATAGTAGATAATATGTCTGAAATATTTTCTCTAGCAGGTCTACTAGTATCTAAAACCATATTACATTCATATCTTTTATATGTATAAGGATCTGGTGAGTCCCATACACGCCCTTTTCCTACATGCGATATGCCTGTGGACTGATTACATATTTGAGCTGCTTTATAAAATGATATAATATCTATTTCATTTATATTTACAAGAGATTTTGTTAAGTAATTATTTGTTAAGAAATGTAGTAAACACCATGCTGGATTATTAGAATACTGTAATACTGGATTTTGCCCTGTAGCATCATATACATTTACTTTAGACCCTTCTAAAAAGAACTGTAATTTAGGTATACCACTAAAAGCTGGTGTTGTACCATTTAGCTTAAATACAGAAGTAGCGTATGCCATTTTATTGAAATAAGAATGTGCAGCATTTGATACATGACTACGTGCAAGTTCACATGAATAACTAGTAGAGCCTAAGTTGTGTACATCAATTCTAAACCCATTTAAATTTGCAAAATTAGGATCTGTTATAGGTTTGTCATCAACAAGAACATCTACTACTCTATTAATCGGGCCTAAACATAATACAGATTGTGTTACTAAAATATTATTAGCAGAATTTACATATGTAGAAGTTATTCCAGGTGTATAGAAGCTATTATCAAAATTTCCAGTAGTTTGAATATACTTATTAACAGTCTCCGCAGAAACCCTAATACCATCTAAAGTACATCTCCCGTAAGCAATAGGAAGATATGTTGCTTCTGTTTGGTTTTCAACATCAGAGCCTACTTTATTTACGACTTTAGGTTTATTAGTAGCTTCATCATAAATTAGATATGCAAAAGCTCCAATACCTGCAAGTGAAAATATATTTTTAAACCAACTATCGGCCATTGACATACCCCCATTTAAGCTTCCCAGTATTTTTATCTGATGCTATATTGATACAGCAATCATCACCTAATGTAGTTGTAGAGACTTTCTCATGAGATAATAAAAATCCCTTTTCATAATCTAAACTGTATAATGGACTAGAGCAAGTGCATATTAATGTATTCTCGCCTATTACATCTGTTTTAGTTGTTTGAGATACAGAGTTTATCTTACCCTTAAATATTAAATAGCCTTCATCATCGATTGGTGTATCGTTCTCTAAGTACACAACGTAAACCTCTGCTGAATAACCTACAAGACCATTATTAAAAGACACTAAAGCTAATAAATCAGGATCTGTAACTACAAACGTGTAATCGCCGCCTCCTATTAAAGTTGTAAATTGTGGAGGAGATGTTGATACTAAAATAGCATTTGAATAATACGTATTATCTTTGAACACAACATCAAAAGGTGCGGTAGTTGTACTCAGGATTTGATCACCAGTTGGATCTAAGATTCTCAATAAAATAGATGACGGTGCATTACTCAATACTGCAGCATGTATATTACTTGTAGCAGATATCATACCAAATGCTCCAATAGTTTAAAGGTGCCATTATCCATCAAAACACCATCACTATATGTCATGCCTATTACAACTGACGTATCAAATTTACATGTCATTTCAACATTTTTATATTTCAAATATTCTCCAGTTACATTTGAAACTAATGCAGGGAAAATATTAATAGTAGATACGCCATTAACAGATGGTGTTGATTCAGAGGTTGTCATGTACATCTTAGGATTACTGCCTGTAAAAGAAACAAATGTACCTCTTGGTATTTCATAAGAAGTACCTGTTACTTTAATTGTACTAGTACCTAAGTTTCCATTAGTAATATTGTCATCTATTACTAGCCTGTCTGTATGTTTACCTAATCCATCTTTTTCTAATTTTACCACCACTGCATAATTTTGTGGCATTTTTATTTTAACTGTTTCCGATAGCCCTTTTTCTACAATAAATGCAAAGAGATCATTCGCATCAAGTTTTAAAGGAGCTAGATTAGTATCTATTTCCCATCTATGACTTGAAGATCTCTTTGTAACTTTTCTTTGTAGAGAAAGGGTATCCGAGACAAATATTGGTTGATTACTTTTCACAGTTAATGGAGTTGTGAATTTAGCAAGTAAAGAACCATCAATATCTAGGATACCGAATTCCATAATATATTCCTTAGTAAGCTCTAGCTCTATTGTATGTATTAACACCTTGAGCTATTGTTGGAATTAATTGAAGAATCTCAGATCTTGTTTGATTAGAGATATCTCCTGTTATATTTAAATTTACTACAGTAGAGTTATTATTAACTACTGAATTTTTATTTGTATCAAATTCTTTAACACCGATAGAAGGCGCTAAAGATGAAAGTGGACGGCCTGAATTGATAGATTCAAGTAACGCTCTATTCTGTCTAGTTGCAGCCGCATTAATTACAAATTCACCATTGGATAACATTGTAGGAATTGAATCAGAAGTACTTGTTCCAGGGCCTGTTACTAAACCGCCTGTAGCCATACCCATAACTGAGCTGAATAACCATCCAGTTAACAAACTTGTCACTGTCTGTTGAGCAGCTGGAGTAACAATAGATGCGATGGTTCCAACAGGGTCATTGGTAAATGCTGAGAATATTGCCTCAACCATCGGAGTAATATCTGTCATCCGATTATCGCTAAATCCAAAATCGTTTTTCCAACCCGCATCCCAATTAGAAGATAAACTTTGTCCTTGGGAATCTTTTGCAAGAGTAATTAGTGGATTTTCATCTGCTTCCCAATCTTGTAATAACTTACCAGAACCTATAGACAACATTGGAACTTTAGTAATAGGATCATTTCCAAAATTAAATAACGAAGGTGTTACTGGTTTAGAAATAGCTAATGGTTTGTAACCTTTGAAAGTTTCATAATCATCATGTTGTTCTGCTGTTAAAATTTCAGGCTTATCAGATAACCCTACCCAGCTTAACATACGATCCCAAATACCGAATTCAGGATTAGGGTATGTAGATTGATCTATTACTTCTACGCCTGATAGCATTGGTGCTATCATATCTTTACCCCAGTCGCTTACTAACTTGTCGTTTAATGATTTTGAAAGACTTGAAAATTCAATATTGTCTAATAACGAAGTTACTGTACTTTCATCCAAAGTATTATCTGGTGCAAGATCAGATGTTATCTGCTTTGCTAAAACAGGGTTTGAAAATACTTTAGGGTAGAATTGAGATAATCCTGCAGCAGTTGAAGTATCATATGCCTGTAATACAGGAGGGACTCCAGCATCAGCACCCGCAGGTTTTATTAGCCAATTTCCTACCTTATCTAACATTGTTGGCGGACGAAGTTTATTAATATCAAGGTTAGACTTGCCTAAAATCCAATCAGCCCCTAATGTCTGCTCGGAAGTCATTGCACCGCCGGCTTTTACATAAGCAACTAATTGATCCAAGTTTGCCTTAGCTCCGGAAACATCTTTAGGGCTCGCATTCTTATCTAATAGAAATGGAAAGGACGAACCATAAGGATTATCAGCACTACCTAGCAATGTATAACCTGCCCAAGCATCTGACGCAAATTGTTCTCCCAAGAATTTTGCGTCAAATGGGAATTTAGTTTTAACATTATCTAAAGCAAATAGCGTATCTGGTAGTTTAAAATCAGGTAACGCACCTACCTTTCCTGCATCAATATAGCCCTCCGCAGTCATACTCGTATAAAAATCTTTTATTGAAATAGCTGTATCAACACCACCCCTGTATAATTTATCAGCCAAGTAGGACGCCATCTTCATACTATCTGATCCGAACTTCTTGACACCTTTTACCGATAATAAATCTTTAATATGCGCAAAAGGATCAGAGGCAGGCTTAGGACCGGCATTCTTACTTAAAAGATCAAAAGTCATATATGGAGTAGTTGATGTAACTTTAGGAGTTTTTGGTGACATCCAATCACTGACTTTGGATTTTCCAGAAGCTACATTTGAAACTAATTTAGCTGCCAATCGGGTATTAGTGGCTTCTGGTACTTTTATTTTTGGTAATTCCCACTTGCCTGCTTTATTCAACTCTAACATAGGCTTATCTGTAGGAATTCTCTCTGTTACGAGATCACCTGCAGCACTAGTAAGACCTAAGACAGTCTCACGCATCTTTGTACCATTTGCTACAGCTTCTTCAGTGTAATTGTACATTCCACTGTTTTTCTCTAATGCCCAACTACCTGTACCTAGTTGGCCGTCTTTAAGCAAACTGGCCATAACATTAGAAGGAATTTGGAACCCATTTAAGCCTACAGCACTTTTAGTAGATCCCGCAACAACTTTACTTAGAATATTAGAATCGACTAATCCTTGGTGAATTGCTTTGATATCATCATCTGAATATGGAGATCCATCTGCTTTCAAAGGTAACTCAAAAGCTTTTTCTGTAGCTTCTAATATTTTTTGAACTTGAGCGTTAGGCTTAGGTTGTACTGCTGTGCCTAAATAATTATTAGAAGCGTCAGGATGGTATTGATTGATTAAATCTAAAGCCTTTTGTCCGAAATAATCCTCCCAATAGTTTATAGAAGAATGACCAGATACACTTGAAGTTTTTGCAAGTTCTTTTTCATAATGAGTTGAACCTTTGGTGTTTTGCCAGAAAACTGCTGCATCTGATAACGGATTTTCACTTTTTGCTAATAATTCAGAATATTGCTTATTTTGTAATCCTATTTTAGCTAATGCAGTGGCATTATTCATACCAGATGGCCATACATATCCATCAATGCTGTCATTCAAATTGAGGAATGATGATGCACCTGTATTGGCAAAAATGCCTAATGTACCTAAATTCGGTTTAAACTTTTTAAACGTATTTTGGGATTCTTCATCATACGCACTTATTACAGGAAAGGAAGCTTCTCTGACAGCATCCATTTGTGCAACTGTTGTGTTATCAAAGAATTGTGTATTCCCTAAATAGCCTGAATTTTCAACTAACTTATTTACTTCTGATTGAGTTCTCCAAGGCCCTAAAGAACCTTTGGCAGGTTCAAAAGCTTTAGTTTTAGGATTTTGATTGAATACACGAAGTAAACCTTTACCTGTTTGCTTATCAGCAATAGAATCAAATCGTCTAAGGTTTAAATAGTTATGCGCTCTAATTGCAGCCATATCTTCTACTGACATAGAACGATCATTAGGCAACAGAATACCTGTACCAAACCAATTACTATCATCATTTAAGAGATTAGGAACTTGTCTAGCGCCATTATCACTTAATATGAACTTAGTAGTCATATCAGTAGGTTTTATATCCGAGTATCCGATAGCTTCGCCTTGCTTTCCAAAAGTATACTTTAACTGCTCCATAGTATACTGAGATGTGCCAGCTATAGGCGTTTCAGAAATATCAGGAGTCCAATCAGACATTTCTCCAGTATTATCCCAAGAGTATTTCCCTAGCGCTGTCCTAACTAATTGGCCTGCACCACTAATGCCCTTCATCATTAATTTATTGAAAGCAGCAATGCCGTAATCCTTTCCACCATAATTAACAGAAGAATTTGAAGGCAATCCTGATGTAAATGCAGAACCCAATGAGTCCATTATAGGCGCATATTCAGGCATCCAATAATGCCCTGTAGGATTACCATTAGCATCATAAGTTTTTAATTTACCTAATGCATCAAAGAATCCTTTATTATCTTTAGTTGCATATTTACCACTTTTAATACCCGCCGCATAGTCTCCAATTGTTAGGTCACCAGGCAATCCTTTTCCAAAAGTACCAGCTCTAATTTGATTAAGTACATCAGCATATTCTGCTGTTTGTTTTGCCGGTATTACATACTCCCCATTCGATAATCGAACTGGAATTGAATCCGATGTACCAGTACCAGGGCCTTTAACTAGACCGCTGAGAGGAATGTCTTTGCCAGTTCCTGCTAAACCTCCTGTAGCTTGCGGGAATAAACTAGCAACAGAATCAATTCTTATGCCTTTTACCAAGTTAGTGAGGAAGTCAAAGGCTACCGTCCCGAGTGATCTTATTTCATTCGCCCATTTACTAGGTTCAAAAGCTGGCAAATCAATATTACCGAACCACTCCGCAATATCACCAGAAATATCATTAGATAAATTAGGAAATATTTTGGAAGGATCAAATTTAAATAATCCCGCCCAATCTACTTTGTTTATTTCTGCACCGATATATTCAAACGGTTTTAATAAAGTTGTACCAACTTCTTTGATCCCTTGTACAGACAAATAATCTGAGAAAGGTATTTTAGTGACTTGAGCGCCGAGCCATGTAAATGGCTTTATAATGTTTTTACCTGCAGCTGCGACAGTATCTAATGTCAGATATTGGCCAGGATCCATTGCGGATACTTTATCGCGAATCCATGTAAATGGCGTTAAAACAGCTTTGAACCCTTTGCCTATTGCTTCAAGACTAAAGTATTTATTAAAGTCTATATTCTTCAATGCGCTAGACATATAAGTGAACGGTTTTAAGACATATGCACCGCCTATCGCTTCCATATTATCTACAGTAAACATATTACTGAAGTCAATACTAGGAATATTTGAAATAACACCTTTGACGCCTTTCCAGCCTTCTCCTATTAAAGTACCGCCTGCATCATACCATTCAGAGATTTTTGTTGATACTGTTTTAGCAGTTTCTGAAATATTAAGAGTACCTTTAACACCTTGCCACGCGTCATTTATAAGCGTTGTTCCATTTTCATACCATCCAGCAAATTTAGCAGTTATAGTATTTTTGAAATCTGCTAAAGTACCTGTTATATTTAAATCTTTAATTGCATTTCCTGCTTTATCTAACCAACCGCTTACTGTAGCCGTTACTGATGGTGCGGAACCAGTATTAACTGTGCCGGGAACAGAGACATTTCCACCTCCTGTCCAATTTACAAGAGCTGATACAGAAGGTAAATTATCTTTAATAGTCCCAGCTACATTAATTACGCCATCCCATACAAAATTTCCAGCAGTATTTAACAAACCTTTGGCTTTGTCATAAAGATTAATAGTACCATCCCATACCCATTTAGATTTATCTTGAAAGAATTTACCAACTTCTGCACCAACATCTACAAGCGTACCAGTTATTCCGCCACCATCAGGGCCACCTGTAACCATTTGAGTTATTGAATCTAGCCATACAGATGATACATCTTTAGAGATGCTACTTGAATTTAATAAATCATCTCCAGCTTTAGATAATTTAGCGGCTGGTGCATCTAATCCATTTATTTCAATTACAGTACCTGTTGTAGCGGGAATCGTAGAAAATGCAGATGTAACATTATTACCGTAAAAACCACCTTTAGCAAACTTAGGAATCTTGCCTTTATTAATTGCATCTAATAAGCCTAAATGTTTAGCTGTAGATTTAGCATTTACAATATACTCACCATTAGATACAGCAGCAATCATTGAATCAGATGTACCAGTACCTGGACCAGCTATTTGACCGCCTTCTGCAAAACCTAAGAATGATAAGAAACCACTTGATGGTGATCTCATTGCATTAGGTGTAATACTATTTATCCCTGACTCAAATAAACTAAATACTTTAGTTCCTAAGCCTTCCGCTGTTTTAAATAAAGTACCTTCTGCCCCTAAACCTAAACTTTTAGTCATACTGTCAGACATAGCATTTGCCATATTATCAATGAAAGCTGATTTTAGTTTATTAGCAAAAGCACCTAGTATTCCGCCTTTTTCACCTGCACCTGCGCCTGTTATTAAGCCTTTAAATGCATCTTTGAAACCACCTTGAATACCGCTTGCAAATGACTTACCTGCTTCACGAGCTTGAATAGCACTTGCATTAGCAGCATCACCCATTTCTTTGATACTATCTTTTAGTAACGCAAGTTTACTTGAAGCTTCATCTGTAGGTTGTCCTAATAATTTAGCATCATCAATTTGTTTTTGCAAATGAAGTGCGTCTAAAGTCATTGTTTTAAGTATTGACTTTTGTGCTTCACTCATATATGCAACGGTTTCAGCATTCAATCCACTGTATACTTCTAGAAATGATGTGATATTATTTGGCATTTGCTCTAAGAAGCCATTAGCTTCGTTTAATCTATTAGCTGTCAAACTAATGGACATATTGATAGCATCAATTTTTCCTTTTTCTTTTTCAGCATCACTAAGAATAGATTTTTGCAATCCAGTAGTATCATATCCAGCAGCTGTTATCCGATTTAATTGAGATTCTTTGCCTAATTTTATTTTCAAACCTTCTAGCAGCTTATTAGCTTGTTCATTACTAAGTGAAGCAAGCATTGCAGGGTCATATTGACCTTTACTAGCTAAAATTTCTCTAATAGAAGATCTTCCTGAACTCAACTCTGTTTGCAAATCTTGTAATGGATTAGCAATCTCTTTTTGCATTACTTCTACAGCATTCACAGTGGCTGTATTAATTATGCCTGCAGCTCCACTTGGCTTAACGCCTGATACATCAATAGGTTTAGTTCCAGGAATTAAAGTACTTTCATAGCCTTTTAACGCTGTCACTTGAGGCAATACTGCACCTTCTTGTGACATCTCAGCATATCTTTTTAATACTTTTTCTGCATAAGGTAATTCAGTAGCCATTCGTTTAGCACGTTTGGTACCGCCACCAGCTAATGGTTGATCACCAGGGCCTGCATTAT